GGGGATATCGAACGAAGGACGCGGGCGCAGCTTTCCAAGTGGGTCGAGTCCCGCTTCCTCGAAACCACACCCGGCGCTACCATCGATCTGCTGACCATCATCGAGAAGGTGCGCTGGGCTGCGCGGCTGTTCAATGTGCAGGAGGTGACCTACGACAAGTGGGGCGGCATCCGGGCGGCATGTGAATTACTACTTGTCCCCGAGGGTTTCACCTGCGTCGAGGTTACGCAATCGATCACGGTCCTGAGCGCGGCGACGAAACACTTCCTCGGCTTGTACATGAACAAGGAACTGGCGCACGGCAATAACCCGATTCTCAACTGGCACGCCTCCTGCTTATCTCTGAAGACCGATGGCGGGGATCAGTGCAAGCCGGTAAAGCCGGTGCGGGATACGGCGTCGAAGAGGATCGATGGAGTGGCGGCGATGGTCACAGCCTTAACGCGCGGGATGTTTGCGGTAGACAACACGATCTCTTATACGGGTGGGTTCTCTTTAACACTACCGTTTGAAGAAAAGAAGATCGAGGTCGTGAATTGAATTCAACATTGGCCGATCCCGTTTCCGATGGGTGCGAGCGCGTGCTGACTGGAGCGCTGCGATTAGAGCCTGGAGGAATCTATGTCATCGAATCCGAGTATAAATTCAGAAGCGCAGAAGACCTAAAAAGATTCGTTGACGATCTGAAGAAATGGGGACAAGAACACGGAGATATCCAGTTCCTCTTGTTAGAGCCTGGATTGAAAATCGCCCGTGCCCCGATTTCCCCCAGCGGTCCAGTAACACCCGATCTCTCCTCCACCGCGCGCACTACCGCATAACCCGCGCCGATAGCCTGTAGCCAACACCTCGTAATGAATCCCCTTCGTCGTTTACTCCAGAAAGGAATCAGTGTATTTACAGACGCCTGGTATGGATTAAACGGCTTCTATGGAATCTCCCGAAAGTTAGAAGGCGGTTACGGTCGTAGCACCTCAGGCGAGAATGTCACCCTCTACTCGGCCATGGCCCACTCGGTGGTCTGGGCTTGCGTCCGGATCATCTCGGAATCCGTAGCGTTTCTACCGCTGAATCTGATGATTCAGAACCGGAACGGGGATAAGGACTTCGCTCCCGATCATCCGATGTATCGAGCGCTGAAAAACGCTCCCAATGCGGAAATGGCAGCGATGACTTTCCGAGAGACCGCCACTGGCCACACCGTCATGCACGGGAACAGCTTCGCGCAGATTAGCCGCCGGAGCGGTACGGGAGTGGCTTACGAACTCTGGCCGCTGACTCCGGAGAGCGTGACGATCGACCGCGAGAAGGAATCCCAGCGCCGGCTGGTCTACTTAGTCAAAGACGGGAACTCGGCGGAAAAAACCTACACGGTAGATAAGCGCAAGCCGCAAGACATCCTGCATATCCCCGGCCTGGGCTACGACGGCATGCGCGGTTACTCAGTGCTGCAAATGGCGCGGAACTCCATCGGCAACGCGCAGGCGGTCGAGAAGTATGCCGGTAAGTTCTTCGCCTCCGGTGGCCGTCCGATGGGAAACATCGAAATGGCCAACAAGTTTAAAGACAAAGAGGACATGGCGAAGTTCAAAGCGGACTTGCGTATCTCTGCACAGAACCCTGAGACGGCGCATGAGTGGAACGTTTTTGAACCTGGCCAAAAGTTCGTGCCCGCCGGCTTCTCCCCCGAGCAGAGCCAGTTTTTGGAAACCCGCCAATGGACGACGCCGGAAATCTGCCGCTGGTTTCTCATCCAGCCGCACATGGTGATGGACCTGTCACGGGCGACGTTTTCCAATGAGGAAAACCTCTCGCTGCAATTTGGGACCTACACGCTGACCGCCTGGCTCACCCGCTGGGAGCAGAATCTATGGCGCTGTGTGTTGACGCCGGAAGAGCAGACCCAAGGGTATTTTTTCAAACACAACATGAACGGGCTGATGCGCGGCGACTTCGCCTCCCGTATGGCGGGGTACGCGTCAGCGCTGCAGAATGGCGAAATCAACATTGACGAAGCCAGGGACCTGGAAGACCGGAACGCGCTACCGAACGGGCTCGGCAAGGACTTCCGCGTCCAGCTCAACATGCAGGTGGTCGGCCAGCCGCCGCCGGTTCTTACCGCAGCCCAGAAGCAGCTCGTCATGGCCGATCAGATCGAGCGATTGATCGCCACCCTCGGACAAATGCAACTCAAGGAGACTTTGCAATGATACAGAAACTCATTCTCCCGATGGAAGTGAAAGATGCCACGCCGGAGGGTAAGTTCACCGGCCTGGCTTCGGTCTACGGCGAAGTGGACTTGGGCGGCGATGTCGTCGAGCGCGGCGCATTCAAGAAAAACCTGGAAGAGAATCCAGTCGTGCCGATCCTCTGGCAGCACCAGAGCAAAGAAGCGCCCATCGGCTCCGGGACGATCCGATCGACCAAGGACGGCTTAGCCATCGACGCGCAGCTCGACATGGAAGACCCGCTGGCGGCTTTCGCGTTTCGCAAACTGAAACTGGGTCTGCTGAAGGGCCTGTCCATCGGCTTCAACACGATCACCGACGAGGTGAAGAACGGCGTCCGGCACTTGAAAGAAGTCCAGCTCTGGGAGGTATCCATCGTCACCTTCCCAATGTGCCTCGGAGCTACGGTGACGAGCCTGAAGCAGATGGTCCTGTCTCACAAGGGCGATTTCAACACCGAACTCGAAGCCGCGCAGACCTGGGCCGCGTGCTATATGATCCTCGATGCGCTGCAAACGGCGCTATCGAGCATCGTCTGGGAAGACGGGACGCCGGAAGAGAAGGTCGCCTCCTCGCAGGAGTCGATCTCGCAATTCACCGCCGCCTACCTCGAAGCGCTGCCGAAGTATCTGGCGTTGCGCGAGGCCGACAGCGGCATGTACTGCTGCTCGATCTCCAGCTTCGAGAAGAAAGAAGGCAAGGATCTCTCAGCCGCGCGCAGCAAGCTGATCGAGACAGCCACCACGAATTTACAGGCACTGCTCGTCAAGGCCGCCAAAGGCACCTTGCGCGAACCAGCCGCCGAGCCGGGCGACGAGCCGCTCGATAACAAGCTCGTTCCGTTATTTCAAAGCCTGAAGGAGAGTTTTCAATGGAACCGACAGTAATCGAGAAGGCACTAAACGACCTGGTCGCGGATCAGGTCAAGTTCAAAGCGATCGCCGAGGACGATATCAAAGCCAACGGCGTGATGCGCAAGGAAACCAAAGAAGCGCTGGACAAGATCATCGCCTCGCGCGATGCGATGCAGACCCAGCTCGACGCCCTGGACGCCAAGATCGCCACCCGGCATCACACGGAGAACGGCGCGCCCGTGGTGAAGACCATCGGCCAGATGTTCACCGAGCACGAGAATTACAAAAAGACCATGGAAGCGGGGTTCCGTGGACGAGATCGCGTGAAGGCGGATTTCGACTCCAGCGCTTTCCCCCAGTTCTTCCAAAAAACCAACATCACCGATGCGGGCGTGGGCGGGGGAACTCCGGGTGTCCTGATGCCGGTGTTTTTTGGAGGGCCGATTGTCCTGGCGAAACAGGAACTTCGCATTCGCAATATCATGCCGTCCACCCCGCTGACGACCGGCAACGCGTATTACTTCGCGCGCCAGACCACGCGCACCAACGCCGCGTCTCCCCAGGTGGAAGCCGTGACGAAAGCCGAGTCTACGTATGCCTGGGACACCTTCCAGGATCACGTGCGGACGATTGCGCACTTTACCAACGTGTCGAAACAGGCCCTATCGGACATCCCCTGGATGCGCAGCATGATCGACACGGAACTGATGTACGGCTTGCTGCTGAAAGAGGAAGCCGAAATCCTGGCGGGCTCGGGCACGGGCGAGCATCTGAACGGACTCATCACGCAGGCGACCGCGTATCTCTCCGGCACTTACAATGTGACCGGCGACACCAACATCGATGTTCTGCGCCACGCGAAGCTACAAGCGCGACTGGCCGGTTTGGCGACGTTTGCTCCTTCGGCCTACGTGCTCCATCCGACCGATATGGCGCGGATCGAGTTAATCAAGGTTGCGCAATCCGGGGCCAATACCGGCCTCTACATCATCGGCGATCCGAAGACGGGGCCGGTGGTGAAGATGCTCTGGAATTTGCCGGTGGTGGAATCCGATTCCATCACGGCGGGCACGTTCCTGGTGGGCGCGTTCGACACGGCGGCCGAGGTTGTGGACCGGATGCAGGCCACAACCGATATCAGCTATGAGCACGCCTCCAACTTCACGGCGAACTTGGCCACGATCCTCTGCGAGGAACGAGTCGGCTTAGCCGTGAAGCGTCCGACCGCTTTCATCACCGGAAGCCTGCCGAACGGCCTGGTCTAAACCTAAGCGTTGTTCTTTCTCCCTAAAAGGGGCAGGATCTCTCAACTTCCTTTCTGCCTGCCCCTTTCTTTTTAGATTGAGTTGACGGTTGCAATTGTCCTGTGGCACCATGTTTCGGCCATGATTCAAGTAGAGAATGATCGCCGCGTGATCTTGAGCGGCAAAGTGTTTTTATATCGCCAGAAAGCACCATTCGTGCCCTCTGGCAAGTCCGTGCTTGGTGCATTGGAGTACGATCAGACCGAAGACAAGGTCCGATGTCATGAGTGCGGCGACTGGTTTCAAAATGTTGGTGTTCATGCGGCGCATGCTCATGGTTTACGTGCTAGGGATTACAAGATTCGTCATGGTCTTTTGATTAAGAGTGCTCTCGTTAGCGAGGGGGTAAGGGTTTCCGCTTCTGTTAAATCGCCTGAGCTTATAGCCAAGTTTGTTGCCGCTGGGCAGAGTGCCGCCACCCGCGCTAAACTCGCAGCAGCAGAACGGCTTGTTGGCAGGAAGAGCGTTGAAAAGAAGAACGAATCGGGCCGTTGTCATGCGCAATTATTATTCAGAGTTCAGACATTGGCCACCAGAATTGGCCGAACGCCGACGGCTGTTGAGCTTCGGGAGGCTGGGATACATGTATCGAGCCTCCTGGTAACGCTCAACGTTGGCAGCCTCTCAGCGGTGATGAGTTACCTTGGCCTTGCGCCTAATCCATCGGGCGGCCCTGCTGGTGTGAATCCGAGTAAGGGCAGAAAGAAATACACGGAGACCACGCTGATTGAACTAATGCGTGATTTTTACGCCAAGTATGCGAGGATTCCAAGACGTACCGATTATCGCCGTGGTCTCTTGCCAAATGAGAGTACGTTTGCAGGATGTTTTGGCGGCATGTGGAAGTGCTATGAGGCCGCGGGCCTGCTGGAAGAGGCTAAGCGTCAGCGCGCCACCCTTAGAGCGGAAGCTAGTCGCGATTGGTGGGCGACGGCAAGTGAAGATTCCAAACGTAAGCGAATAGGTTCAGGCTGGGCAACCAGAAGGCGCGAACGTTCTGCACTCGCCTAACAGTGTTCCATGAAAACACTCGAAAAAAAAGCAGTCATCACCACCACCTCGCTGGGCTCCGGTACCGCCGGGATTCTGCCTCCCAAGAAGATGCCGGGTGTGGTGAAGCTGCCACGGCAGAAGCCGGCAAGGGCTCCGAAGAAATGAACACCGCAACTACCGTAACGATGGTCGCGATCCGCCAGCTTGTCGGGGATTGGGGGAACTGTCCAGCTAATGGGCAGTTTGAAGTATCCGAAGAGATCGCGTTGAAGCTGGAAGCGGACGGGAAAGCGTATCGGTACAGAACGCCATTAAAAGCAAAAGTACCGCATCCAAACAAGATGTTTTCACCGTCAGAAAATAAGTCAGTCGTTGGCTAAAGAGATTTCCGCGATTCGGGTATTCCTCGCGCGGTGATTGCACTCGCCGCCCCCGCACTACCGGAAACGGGCGCTCGCGCCTGAATTCAAACACTAATCATGCTGGTATCCGCAATCATGCCCACCCGGGGGCGATCCTCCTTTGTAGATCGAGCCTTGCAATGCTTCTTCAGTCAGACCTGGCCGGAGAAGGAACTGGTAATAGCCGACGATGCGGACAACCCAAGTTTCCCCGATGGCTTCGCAAAACTTGGCTCAGACAGTCCGGAAGGATGGACGCAATACCAATATCATCTCCTCCCCTGGCGTCTGAGTATCGGAGCGAAGCGAAACATCTGCTGCTCCCGAGCTACAGGCGAAGTGATCTGGCATCTGGACGACGACGACTGGTCCGCGCCTCAACGCATGGCCGATCAGGTAAACAAGCTGATTGAAAGCGGCAAGCCGGTGACCGGGTACAAGACACTGGAGTTTCGCGGCGAGCCTCAGGGGCGTCAACATATCGTCACCGAGCGCTATCTCTACACCTCAGACGTTCCCGACTATGCCCCCGGTTCAACCCTCTGCTACACGCGCGACTGGTGGCTGATGCATCCCTTCGCTGACCGGGAAACCGGAGAAGACAGCCAGTTCGCTAGTGAAGCCAAGGGCAACATGGTAACCACCGACGCAGGCGAGATGATGTGGGCCACGATCCACCCAGGCAATACCAGCCCGCGCGATTTGCGAACCAAGAACTGGAGCGCCCTGTGAGCGTCTGGTTTGCGATTCCCTCGGCCCGTCCCGATGGCGGAACGGTTGCGCTCTGGAAGCGGAGAGGTTATCGAGTAGCGCTCTGGAGAGATCAGGAAGGCGGCGTGGGATTCATCCCTGATTGGGTGACGGTGGCCCCATATCCAGGGTACGCGCAAGCGGTCAATCACCTTGTGAAAACTGTGCTGGCGATGGACCCGGAATGCGAGTGGTGTGTCGCAGGCGGTGACGATACCGAACCCGATCTGAACCACTCGGCCGAACAGATCGCGCTGGAGTGTGACGAGCACTTTGGCACGACGCAACGCAGTGAAGATGCGATCTCGGTGGCGTGGGATACAACGCATGGAACATTCGGCGTGATGCAGCCCACCGGGGACCGCTTCGCCGGCGGCTGTATCGACCGGATCTGCGGCAGCCCCTGGATGGGCCGCGAGTTCTGCCAGCGGATGAACGGCGGACAGGGTCCGTTCTGGCCCGAGTACCGGCACATGTTCGTGGACGAAGAGCTGCAAAACGTGGCGCTGAAGCTGGGCGTCCTCTGGCAGCGTCCGGACCTGATACACCTGCACCATCACTTCCAGCGCGAGTCGGATGCGGTCGAATCGAACGCGGTATATCGGCCTGTTCCGGCGCATCTGGTCGAAGCCAATTCCCCGGCTCACTGGGACAAGTACAAGGCGCTATTTGAGCAGCGGAAAGCGGCCGGATTTCCGGGCTGCGAACCGCTGGCGAGCGTCGGAGCGGGATCGGGCCGATGAAAAAGGTATACGTCACCTTCGGCGGGCGGGCTTATGACGCCACCCTGAAGAATATCTCCGAGCAAGCGGTCCCGCTGGGCGCTGACGAATGCTGGATTTACGACGACGCCTGGCTGGAGCGCCAGCCTTTCCGGAAGCTGAACCGCTGGGCCTGGGATCATCCCGGCTCGAATGGCGCGCGTTACGGCTACGGCTGGTACTGCTGGAAGCCGTTTATCATCCAGCACGCGCTGGCGCGGCTGAAGGCGGGCGACGTGCTCCTGTGGACCGACGCCGACACCTATCCGATCGCCGATTTCTCGCGGCTGTTCGACTACTGCGCGCGGGAGAATGGATTCTTTCTGTTCGCCGCCTGCGGCTGCACCAACCGCCAGTACGTCAAGCGGGACTGTTTCCGGGTGATTGATCCGCTTGGCGCGATCTCCCCGGATACGGTCCATGCGACGGCGCGCTTCATGCTCTTTCAGAAAGGCCGCTGGTCGATCGAGCAGTTCTTAACGGAGTGGCTCGCCTACGTCTTGAATCCGCTGTGCCCCACGCGCGATCCCAGCGTCCTTGCTGCCGAGAACGAAGGCTTTCTCGAGAACCGCGGCGATCAATCGGTCTTTTCCCTGCTGGCGCACAAGTACGGCCTGCCGCTGCATCGGGAAGCAGATGCTTTCGGGCTGGCGGACCCGAGCGACTGGGATCTCTACCCGCAACTGTTCACGCAGGAGTACTGCGCCGGGGACCGCAACGATTTGAGCGGCTCCCGCTACGCCACCAATCATCAGTTTGTAGCCCAGGTGGAGGGACCCAGTTCTCGCGCCCATGTCGAGTAGCTACTCCCAGTACGGAGAAGACCGAATCGTCGAATCGATCTTTGGCGATCAAATCGGTACGCTTCTCGATATCGGCGCGTGGTCGGTCAAAGACCTCTCCAATTCGCGGGCGTTTATCGAACGAGGCTGGCGCGCCACGCTGGTCGAGTTTTCGCCCATGCCGATGCACGGCCTGCTCATCGAGTACGGCTATCAGGATACGGTGCGCTTGATCCAGGCGGCGATTACCGCCGGTCCGCAGCGTGTGACGGAGTTCGATATCACCCAGAATGCGCTCTCGACTGCCGATCCGGCGCATAAGAAGCGCTGGGCCGACGCCTCCTGCGGCTATTACGGCAAGCTCTGGGTTCCGACACTCACGGTCGAGCAGTTGCTGGCGCAATTCTTTGAGAACGCCAGCATCGACTATGCCTCGATCGACACGGAAGGCACCAGCGTAGAAGTAGCGGTAGCGTTGCTGTCTACAGAGCAGCGTCCCAAAGTAGTGATTGTGGAATACGACGACAAGCTAGAGTCTTTGCTGCAACAGGCGCAGCAGTGGGGATATAAAGCAGTTCATACCAACGAAACCAATGTGATCTTAGCGCGATGACTTTTGGGCGTAGTGTTTGAATTCATCATTGGCCGGTCCGCTTTCGATGGGTGCGAGCGCATGCTGATTGCGATCCCGGCTCCCAGCGGTCGAGCATGAGCTGCGCAACCATCCACCGCGCGCAGAAATTCCCAATCGCGTAACTCCCGGTAGCCAACCGCCAATGAAGCTAGTCTGTACCATGCCAGCCCGGAATGAAGACTGGATATTAGGTCTCTCAGCACGAGCAGTCCTTCAATGGTGCGATGAATTGATCGTCTTGAATCACGCCTCGACCGACAAGACCTTGGAAGTCATCGAGGAGGTTTGGAAAGAGCACCGAGACCGGGTCTTCGTCATCAACGAGAGCGATCCGGTGTGGGCGGAAATGGCGCATCGCCAGAGGCTCTTAGAATTCGCGCGCGGCCGCAACGCGACCCATATCGTGCTGGTGGACGCCGACGAAGTCCTGACGGGCAATCTGCTGGGATCGATCCGGGAGCATGTGCGCATGCTCCTGCCGCACGCGACCATGCAGCTCCCCTGGCAATGCCTCAAGGGTTCGATCCACCAGGTGCACGCCGACGGAGTGTGGGGAACCGCCACCGTATGCATGGCGTTTGTGGACGAGCCGAACTGTCATTGGGCGGCGCGCGCGGGTTACGACTTCCATCACCGGCAGCCAATGGGGCGGCCCTTCATTCCGTTCCAGCCGGTCAACCGCTCGGGGGGCATGATGCACTTGCAATTTGTCTCCGAGCGAAGGTTGCGGGCGAAGCAATATCTCTACCAGTTGACCGAGCGGCTGCGCTGGCCGGACCGGGAGCCGGTGGAGATGGTCCGGAAGCGCTACCAGCCCGCGGTCTATGGCGGTAAGAATCTGGCCGATATTCCGGAATCCTGGTGGGCGCCCTACTTGCCATGGATGAAGTATCTGGATGTGGACGCCGAACCATGGCAGGAAGCGGAATGCCTGAAGATTTTAGATTCGCATCCAGGACTAGCAGCAGGACTCGATAGCTTTGGAATGGAAGCGGCCTGAGTCGGTTTTAGTCGTTGGGCTGAACGGTATGTTTCAGGTCCGTGCTCGGCATTGCGCGGCGGCTGTCAGTTCGCGCCCTCAGTGGCTATGTGTTTCACGTCTGGCTTGCAGTTGCATGGACCGGTTCCTTTGAGCGCGGCGCACCAGTCATCGTGCATGACCTGGATGTGATGCACTCCTGGTCTGTTAGCGCAGGGTAAGTCCGCGAGTTGTCGAATGGTCGATGGTTTAAGCTTGATTCTATTCTGGCTCATATAGGGTCGCACTCTTCCTTCAGCACCACTCTAGCGCACGCCAATGGTTGATTCAACACAAACGACAGCCGCCGCGCTCGCACCCGAAAAAGACGTGGCGCGATAGCCCGTATTCCACACCGAAAAAAGGTTTTTAAAGCGAAATGTTTCCAGGCGGATTAGCTTACGACGGCTACGGACAAGTAGGCACCTACACCCACGCGCGGGGAAGCATCCGGCTTACCGAAACCAGTCCGGCGCAGAGCTTTGACGAACCCTTGACCCTGACGGACGTGAAAGACTTTCTCTCGCTGACGGCCACGCCCGATGTCACCGACGACGACCAGATGCTGCTGACCTTCATCTCGGCAGCGCGGGAAGTGTTTGAAATCGAGCAGGGCTGCGATTTGATGGTGAAACAGTGGGATATGTCGCTTGACTACTTCTACGGCCTGGAAATGCCCTTGCGCGACAATCTTATCTCGGTCGATCTGGTGCAGTACAAGGACAGCGATGGTGCTCTCCATGCGCTGGCTGAGAATACCGATTACATCGTCGATAAGTTGAAGCGGCCCGGTGTGATTTCGCAGACCTGGAACAATTTCTGGCCGGTCTTCACGCCCTGGCCCTCGAGCGCGGTTCTGATTCGCTTCACCGCAGGACTGAAGCCCTCCGACGCCTTCTGGAACAACGCCGGAGCAAGATTACTCACCGGAATGAAAGTGCTCATCAAGTCCTGGTACATCGGGGACGACGAAAGAGGCAACCAGGACGGCATTCCCTATGCGGCCCAAGTGCTGATGCGCTATGGAGCGGTTCCCCGGGTGAGATGAAAAAGGAAATTATGAAACTCTTTCTACTTCTGCTGATCGCAGTCCTGGCCTTCGCTCAGATCGCCACCACCCCGGCCTATCTTCCTACAACCGATACGGTGGTTTCGGCGACGACGGCCACGCTGAAATACATGCATTTGAATAACGCCTCGGGCTCGATAGCCACGGTGGTCATCAAGGACAGGTCTACCAACTGTGGCGGCGGTCCGTGTTCGCTGTGGGGTCCGGCTCCTCTAGCAGCATCTGGATCGGCGGGATCCATTGTGTCTTGGAATTTCAACTCGACGCCGGCTCCGGGTGGCTTTACCTGGTCTTCTACGGTAGCTAGCGCAGTAGTGGGAACCATTCAATACTGAGGATTTTGGCTACCGAGACTCCGCGCGATTCTGTGCAGCGGGGAGCGCGGGGACCGGCGCTCCTGTTTCCAGCGGTTCGCTGACCAAAATAATCGGCACGCGCTCGCACCCATCGCAACCCAGCATCCAGCCTGTATTCAACAAAAAAGAGAATTTATGAAAACTCTCTGCTGTCTGATCCTCGCTTCCTCTACGCTCTTAGCCCAATCTGGTATTTTTCCTCCAGGGGGAGGCAGCGGCACAGGTGTCGGCGCAGCCAACATCAAATGCACCGCAGCCGGCCCTGCTACCTCCGTCGTCTGCGATATCACCAGCCTCGGCCTGACATCGGCTACTCTCAATACGCTATTAGCGCAATGCTGGACAGGCACAGGCACAGACAGCAATGGGCCAACCGGGCCTCTGACGCCTCTCGCGCTGGCGACTCCCTATATCAGCCCGCGCAGCACAACTTCGGCCACCCTCACCTTCGCCAGCTCCTCCAATATCGGCTGCGTCATCAATTCCAACGGCGGCGCAGGGGCGACGGGGGCAACCGGAGCCGTGGGCGCTACCGGCGCGACAGGAGCCACCGGAGCAGCCGGGGCGGCGGGATCTACCGGGGCGACCGGAGCAACCGGAGCGGCTGGGGCGGCTGGCGCAACAGGAGCCACCGGGGCGGCCGGAACAAACGGCGCAATCTCCCAAGTCCAGGACGAAGGCAGCAATCTCACGGTACGAGCCAAGCTGAACTTCGTCGGCGCGGGAGTTTCGTGCGCTGACAATTCTGGCGCGGCTTCCACTGATTGCACTATCTCTGGATCGGGGTCTGGTGGAGCAGGGCAGTACACGGCGGTTACTCCCTCTGGAGGCGTAGCAGCCTTTACAGCGTCAAGCAATACCGTGAACTCGTGGTCTGTTACCCTCACTGGAGCTACGACAAGCTCGCTGGCTTCTTCGGCAGCCGGGCAAATTTACAACTTCAAAATCTGCCAGGACGGAACCGGGGGCCGCACGTTCGCCTGGCCCACAGGTTTCTCGAAGGCGGCAACCATTTCTCCTGTTCTCAACGTATGTACGACGCAGAGTTTCTTCTGGGACGGCACGAATGCGAATCCAATCGCAAACGCGACCCCAGACGGCGGTCCGTCAATCCTGGTCGAGAGCGCGATGCCATCGGGAAACCCTGCCGCTGGATTTGAGTACTGCGTCTGGGACTCGACGCTGCTAACTTATCGCTGCAAGAATAGCTCCGGTGTGATTTCGCAACTGTCGAAGGAGCTTTCGGCTGGCAACCCTCGCTGCGCGGGAGGCGCTGGAGTGGCCGACGCGGTTTGCACTTCGGCTCAATTACTCGCAGTCGAGACCTTGAACAGCGCTCACGTCTTTGTCGGCAACGTCTCAAACGTGCCTACGGATGTAGCGGTCTCTGGAGACGCTTCGATGGCAAACACCGGAGCGGTCACTGTTAAGCAAGTACACGATACGGTAACGGCAATCAACAACGCTTCCTCTCCCTACACAGTGCTTGCCGCCGACACGTATCTATCGTGCGACGCGACAGCGGGGGCGGTGACGATCAACTTACCGGCCGCGACCGGCTCGGGCAGGGAAATCTCGATTAAGAAGACCGACTCCAGCGCCAACGCCTGCACTCCCACAAGGGCGGGATCGGACACGATTGACGGGGCTACTTCCTACTCGCTCACGACGCAGTACGCGGCCAGCAAAGTAGTAGATCAGGCGAGCGCATTGTGGGGCCGGTCACATGTCAACCAATTGGGCGGGGATCTGAGCGGTATCAGCACGGCTGCCGTGGTAGCGAAAGTCAACGGCAACACACCAGGCAGCACCTGCACCAACCAGTTCACGCGGTCGATTGATTCCTCGGCAAGAGGAACGTGCGCATCAGTGGTGCAGACCGACTTACCGGCGGCCACTCGCGCCCGCGGCCTCTCCTTCTCCATCGGCGATCCAGCGAACAGTTCCGCGCTTACCACATCGAGTGTTTCCCAAACTCTCACAGTCCCATATGCCTGCACCATCAGCGCGTACAATCTTGCCTTTTCCCCCGGTGACACAGGGACGATCACGGTCAAGTTTTGGAAGGTGGCCACCGGCACGGCGATCCCAACCAGTGGAAACTCAATCAATACGTCAGGTGTTTCCATTGCCAGCGGAACGGCAATCCACTCCACGACCGTTTCTGACTTTACCAGCACGGCAGTTTCGGCAAATGACATGATTGCTATGGCGGTCACGGCGGTAGCTACCACCAAGTCTATTACTGGAGTGCTGCAATGCGATCAATAAGGCTCCTATTTGGGCTGCTTTTTGCGGTTGCGCTTCACGCACAAGCGCCAGTTTCCGGGTGCAATGCCGCGACAACGACAGCCGGAGCTACCACTTCTGCACTAACGTGTTCCGGCGCAACCCAATTTCATCTTTTTGAGACATGCGGCAGTGGCGTTCATACCACTGCCCCAACCGACAGTAGCTCTAATACATGGACGGCGCGGACAGAACGTGGAGTAGGTAGCAATTTTGCTAGGTTATACTTCGTCCAAACAGCTACGGCAACCAATAGTCACACGTTTACATCTCCCGCCAATTGCGTAATCGCCGTGGCTGGCTTCTCTGGAGTAACAGGTGCTACGGATGGGGCAGATATCGGAGCTATCCAGTCAGCGACACCTCAGGCACTCACAGCTATCACACCAACTGCCACAGGAGACCTTTTTATTGCAGGGGGTTTCGAGCCAACCGCTACCGATGCTACATTTCTTCCGTGCAATAACGAAGCAGCCTCTACCGCTTGTACTAACCCTAGTTTTATCTATGCACAAGCGGCGAGAGGCAGTGGAACTACGACCGGCCTACTATCGGTATTGTACTGGGGACTGGATACATCGACGAATGCATTGACAACCGTGTGGAAGCTGAATAATGCTTTTAACGGGATCGTTACCCATGCCGCTTACTTAGCCACCGCTGCTGCATCTGGATCATTGACTCCCGCGCATTCCAGCGCGTTTTGAAAATGCTATTTTTTATTTTACTAACGCTTCCACTTTCCGCCCAATGGGCGGATCTATCCAATACCCATTTACAATCTGTTGCTCCAGCAACGTGTACCGGCACTTCACCACCCTCTTATTGCGCCGGTGTTACCTACGATTACAACGCCTTTGCTCATGCAGTTGTTGACGCATGGGGCGGGGCGGTAATGGATACAACAGGAACTAGGCTTATCCTGTGGGGCGGTGGACATGGCGATTACAACGGCAATGAAGTCTACTCCGTCAACCTATCCCTGTCTCCTGTGACAGTCACGCGCTTGACCGATCCCAGCATTTACGCCACAAGCGGAGAAAGCAATGCCGATGGCACGCCCGTTTCTCGCCATACGTATCAGGATCTTGTGTTCCTGCCGGTTGCCAATAAAATGTTTTCCTATGGGGGAATCATCGCGCCTGGGGGATCAAGCACCATCGCCACATGGCTCTTTGATTTATCGGCGCTTACCTGGACTCGAAAAACCGATGGTCCATCAGCAGGCTCGACGGGCGGTTATATGTGCGCCTTGGATACGGCAAATCCATCACCGGAATCGGTCATTTGCGCCGGACCAAATGCCTACAACCTCTACAGATACACGGTCGGCACGGATACCTGGATTAAGTTGTCGGCGGGATCTACCAATGGTACTCTTATACCGTCCACGGCTTCGTGCGCGATTGATCCCGTCAGAAAGTTGTATATTTGCGCTGGTCAGAATACCTACGGCGGCGCGGCGTCTGGAATTTATTCGGTTGACCTTACGGGATCGGCCAGTTACGCGGCGACTAACATAACTTCGCTCACTACGGGATGCGGTGCCATGTACGGAACTGATTATCCGGGACTGGATTACGATTCCAACCGTAAGACATTGATCTATTATTCCGGGACTGGGAATACGGTGATAGAGTACGATCCTGGAACGAAAATCTGCACCACGCTTACTTATACTGGCGGGCCGTCGGCAACAGTGGCTACCGGCACATTTGGCCGATGGGCTTATGTACCATCTCTCAATAAGCATGTCGCGCTGAACAACGTTACAGCAGATGTCTTCACACTTTTACTAGGCTCAAGTGGCGGCGGCTCCGTCCTGTCTGGCGGCGTGGTAAGCACTGGAGTGATAAGGTGAGGCAATGAAAGACACCATACGCGCTAAAAGGGATCAGGAGGCAAACTCCAAGAAAGAGGCGGCTGCAAGAATTCTAACGAACTTTCGGCCAGAGATGCTTTTCGACGGAGATATTTCATTAGAGGGTTCATGGTTTGATAGATGGGTTAATCCAACCTTTGCCAAGAACGGCAGGGTTAATTCTCCAGGGAGAAATTAAATGAGACTATTAGTTCTACTCTTCGCAGCCCTCTCAATCACCAGCGCTCAGACACCCGGCACAATCAATGTCACCCAGAACGTAACGGCCACGGCAGGTACGCTCTCCTGTACATTCTCGAACCCTGCTCGACCAACTATTCACGTGTCGTGTACTGGTGGCGGATCAACCTACGCAGCCGACGTGACGCCCGCAGTCGGCTCAACCAATGGCTACGTGGGGAGCCTCAACGCCGCGCCGAACGCAATCACCTGGGCCATCCAGCAACCCACGGCGGGCACAATCGGGAACATTCTGAGTGATTATTAGCTTGTTTATGATATCAGGATCAGCTTCCCCTAGCGGTGGCGGCTCCATCCAATCTGGCGCTGTGGTGAGCGCGGGAACGGTAGTGCGGTGAGAGGTAGGGTGTTTGAATTACGTCGGTCGCGCCTCTTGGGATGCGAGGTCCGCTCGTGGGCTGCAATGCGTGGTTTCCCCAGCGGTCGAGTAAGACCCGCGCAACCATTTCCCGCGCGCACAATATCCGAATCGCGTAACAGCCTGTAGCCAACACCTAGTCCTTCTGATGAATCAAGTCCTCCGATCCTTAGCGTTAACCGACCCTCGCAGCTTTACTGATCGATTGACGTTTCAGCGGAACTCTGCCCCGCGAAACGCCTCCGGGGGATACGGGGAAAGTTGGGAGCTGATTATCCAGTGCAAGGGCAATGTCGCGCCTCGTGTTCGTCCTGGTGCGGAAACCCTGATGGCGGATTGGGCGATTTCGAAGAACTTGTATTTGTGCCTGGCCTACTACGATCACGTTAAAGCTGTCAACGAAAAATGCCGCATGCTGCTAGGGGTCGTGCCGGATAATCTGATCGCTTCCGATACAGCATCTCTCACCAGGTCTGGATACCGAGCGTTTTTGATTATGGATATTCCCAAGGTGTCAAGGCGGGATCGTTTTGTAGAAATCTTCCTGGAAGAGATCAAGGACTAAATGCCTGCGCCTCCTCCTCCAGTCTTGACGCGCTCGCAATCGCTCAAGGCGCGGCTCACTTCCGACGCCACGATTCTAGCCCTGGTTGCTGATCGCATCTATCCGGAAGTAGCCCTGCCGCCAGCGGGGGAAGTAACCCTGACCTACGAGTTCGATGTCAGCTTCGAGTACGATCTGAGCGGCCAGCAAGCGGTGTCGATGGTTGATCTGCATTCCTGGTCGCGAGATTACGAAGTCGCCGAGCAGCTCCAGGCGGCGATCTATGCGAGCCTGCAAGGATTCAAGGGCGTGATGGGCGGAGCTGGCGGTATCACCGTAGTCGATCTGCACATCGAAAGGCAGACAGACAAGAAAGTAGCCTTAACAGCGGACACTATCGTCTTTGACGCCTACTCCTCATACAAGATGACGTACCAGTTGCCTTAGTTGTTGGCTACCGGCTCCCGCGCCCGTTTCGATGTTCTGCGCGCGGAAGCGGGTTGCGCGTTTCGGCTCGACCGCTGGGAGCCGAGAGGCGTGGACGCTCGCGCTCGCACTCGATAAGAAATTTCGTTTCACGCCTGTATTCAAACCCTGAAATCACTCAAGCTGCCGCTGAGCTAAAGCGGAAAAAGGAGCATCACTAACATGTCTGCAACCATTTCGTATTCCGCTCAAGGCACAGTTCTCAATGTGCTCATGGGCTCACCGGCGGTTTTAACGCCTATCCTTCAATCAAAAGGGTATACCGGCCCCTCCATCAATTGGACTATTGAAGACATCACCAACTTGAGTTCGCCGGGGGGCTTCAAAGAGAAGAAACCAGTCGCCAAAGATCCAGGGCCGTGCTCCTTTGATTTAATCTACAACCCTGCCGATCCGGCCCACGAATATCTGCGGGCTTCGAACGCCGCCGCCGTGTCGGTCCTAGAGCACTTCACGCTGGTTATGTCCAGTGTGACCCCCAAAACGGTCACCTTTGATGGCTACGTGACCAAGTTTGAATTCGACAACCAGGCAATCAAAGTCGGCACGGTAAAAGTCGAGATCACGAACAGCGGACCAATTACGTAGACAGGAGATTCAATGTCAGTACCCACCACTGCGCCGGTCTACGATATCCAAGTGGGCGGCGCAACGCGCAAGTTCTACATGGGGTTCCGCGCCTTCAAGAAATTGGGCCTGAACCCCTTCGAGCAGGCCGGTTTGGGCGAGTACCTGAAGGAGCCGGATGTCGATAAGATCTGCGCGCTTCTGCAAGCCGGAATCGAAAACGCCGTGATCGCCAAGCACGACACGGGAACGGTTCCGACTGTCGAGGAGCTGATCGACGTGATGGACGGCCAGCAGTTCATGGCCATCATGGCGACCATGAGCAAAGTGAAGTCGGAGCAACCGAAGCCCGATACTGATCCTTCGGACCCTCCGAGTGTCCAGACTGGAACACAATCTGGGCAATTGGCCGCTACGACTTAGGGCTGAGCGAGCAGGAGTTCTGGGACCTGCACCCGGTTCAATTCTCCGCGCTGGTGAATCGGTATCAGTACGCCTTCGTTCCGATCGCGCAGATCTCCTCGATCTATCTCAACTGCCATTTGAAAGAGGAAGCAAAACAAACCACGCTGGGGGATTTCATTCCGGCGTTAGTGCCCAAAACAAAGAAGCCGGAAAGGTTGACATCAGAGGATGAAGCGCCCTCGCTTTCTGCTGAGGATGTTCTCCTGATACAGTTTGATTCATATAACCAGAGAGTAGGAGGCCCAAGGCTGGTTTAGTGTTTGAATTCGCCATTGGCCGATCCCGTTACGGCGGGTGCTAGCGCGTGCGGGTTGTCGGTTACGCTTTGGACTTGAAAAGCGGCAGGGTTTCTCGCCAGCCACCATAGCGAGATCGATTGCCGCGCTCATCGATTAGGCTAGGCAGTAAGCCTTCTTCTCGAATCACTTTCCATCCCTTGCGCAATTGGTCTTCGGAAGCGTGTTTCCAAAGACCGAACACGGCATTTTCCAGTGGATCACCACTTCCCATGGGAACACCGAACCACTTCATTTTCTGTCCCGGCTCGGCGCGAAGCGAGTTATCACAGGCGTCGAAAAGGGGATGTTTGCAAAGTATCCGCATTGCCGAGAGTACATCGTTCATTTCCATGATTCGCATTATATCGAAGTATCATTTGTGGGGTTTTCGGATCTTACAGTTTAGTGTCTGCTGGTACGATCTGTGGGCGCGTTCGTTTTGTCTTGAGGTCTGCTGGAGAAGGAGTAGGTTGATTTCGGTATGAGTGTCCAGAAAATCAAATTGGAAGTGTGTCCAATTGGAACGCGCATCTGGGTTGACGATATCGAGCAATGCGGCGTTGTTGAGTTCAAGCTAACGCAGACGGTTCGTAGAGTTCCAGTGCTCACGCTGAAATCCATAGCGCTGAACAGCTCCATCGAGGGCGCGGCGAAGGTAATCAATATCGAGGTCTGCGCCCACTGCAAAGGGAAATTGAAGCAGCGCGAACTAGTGGACGTTAAGCCTCTGGATTCGGATTCTGTTCATCGGTTCCCAGCGGTCGAGCACGGCGCGCGCAACCGTCCACCGCGCGCACAAAGCAAAAAATCGCGGAAATCTCGGTAGCCAACAACTTATTTGTCTTATGCAACTTTCTACCAAAGGCCTCAAGGAAGCAGTAGCCAAACTGAAGCTCATGGAAGATATCGGCGCAACCCAGAAGTTCCGTCAGGTGCTGGTAGAAGCCTTGGAGCCGATGAAGGACGCGGCCATCTCCAATGTCCACTCGGTCACCGGCCGAACCGTGCAAGCCATCGTCGTGATGGAAGGAAAAGGAATCAATCCATCCGCCTATCTCAAAGTAGACAAGAAAATCGCCTTCGTGATGTCGAAAGGGAAAGCCTCTCCCTATCCCTACTTCGTCAACTTCGGCCATGGAGGACCGCATCCGGCCGCAGCCTATCCGTTCTTCTCCGACGCGGTACAAAGCAATAAAGCAGGAGCACGACGGATAGTGAGGGATGGGATACGGGATGTACTCGATCCTTATATCACGAGTATGAGTATTGGGGGAGAGTTCTCTTAAACAGGTTTATAGCGTTATGTTTTATTCGTTTTTGAATTCGGTGCTGGCGCTCCTCTCACAGAAGGGTGCGAGCGCGTGCGATTGCGATCCCGGCTCCCTGCGGTCGAGCATTAGTGCGCAACCCTCTACCGCGCGCACAATATCGAAATCGCGTTAATTCCTGTAGCCAATCACTCAACATGGCCGACTCTTTAGCTGATCTTTTTGTTCGTTTATCCGGCGATACTACCGACTTCAAAAAGAAGTTCGACGAAGCCTCGGGTCAACTGAGCGCCTTTGGGAATCTGTCGTCCGATGTGGGCGATACGCTGAAAGGCTTCGGGGAGAAGATCACCGATTTCCTGGAGCATCCGCTCAAATCGGCGGGAGAGGCTACAAAGGCTGTTCTCGAATCCATGGGTCCGCTGGGAGTGGTCGCTGCCGCAGCCGGGGCTGGCTTTGCAGCAGTGGGGTACGAGATCTACGGTTTAGTGGAGGAGGAAGGCGCTGCGGCCAAGGCCATCGAGAACCTCTCCTACCGATTGAATCTCAGTTACGAGGACACCAAGAAGCTCTCCGAGATCTCCCAAGTCGCAGGCGTGGACTTGAGCGTCCTGGGGCGCGTCTCGATGCGGCTGGCCGACGCGCTCGAAGATCCGGCCGGCGCAGGCAAGAAGGTCGCGTCGGCGCTCGAAGACATGGGCATCTGGGCGGCTGACAGCGGCGATGCGCTGCTCAAGCTCCTGAAGCATCTGGCCGAGATCCCCGACGCTACCCAGCGCATCAACGAAGCCCACACGGTCATGGGCAAGGGCGCGGTGCAACTGGAACCGTTGCTGCGGACTTACGAAGGTCTCTCTGCGGCGATTGAGCAGTTGGGCGGCCAGTTGGACAAGGAGGGAGTGGCCAAGCTGCTCGAAGCCGAAAAAGCCAGTAAGCTGCTCGGAGTAGCCTGGGACCATCTCAAAGAGGGTCTGGCGGCGACGTTTGCTCCGGCAGTGATCGCGGGACTTGAAATGTTGACGAACTTATTCGTCGGCACGCCGAATCCCACTCTCCCGAAGCAAATCGCGGATGTTACGGCAGAAATCAAACAGTTGGAGGCGGAAGCAAAAAGGGGAGCCAGCGACATTAACTACATGCAGGGCCTTGGTCTGATATCGAACGATAGCACCCAAGCCGCCATTGCACAGAAGAAGGCGCTGCTCGATATGCTGGAGGCTCAGCAGGCGGCTATCGGTCGCAGCAAGGAATACAACGCCGAACTGGATGAGAGTAATGCGAAAGCCAAGAAGTGGGCGCTCGAAGCCGACGACCGGGCCAAGGATTACGCCAAGACTCAGACTATCGTGATCGATGCGGCGGCTGCTCATCAGAAATCCCTCCTTAACATCGAAAAGATGGGCTATGAGGAGGAGGAGAAGCTGGGCCTGATTTCGGCTCAGGCGAATCTGCCGCGGCTGCAATCGATAGAGGACCGGGAACTCGCCATTACCGAAGACGCGATCACCAAGAAGCGCGCCCTGGTCGCCCGAAACGCCGCCGAAGAGGTTACCGGGTCGGCGAAGCTTGCCGCCGATTTGCAAAAAGCAGAAGATCTGAACGCAGAGCACACCGTCAAACTGGAAGAGCACGTCACGGCTACGCTCGCTAAGCAATTCGAGGAGCGCGTCAAGATCCACATCAAGGGGCTCAATGAAGAATTAAAAGGGCAGCAGGATGTTGCCGCCCACGTGACAGCGTTAAACCTCAAGATGCACGACGACCAGATCAAGGCGCAGATGGAGGAGGCGGCTGGAGAGTTGGCGCACGGCACGAAAATGCTGGACCTTCGGCGAACTATGGCCGACGCCGATTACGCGCTGGGTCTGATCTCTGGCAAGCAAAGGATTGCGATTGCGCAGCAAGTGGATGCGGATGAGGAAGCCCTCGACAGGCAGGCGATCAATCACGAGATTGCGCTACTCGATCAGCGAAGTAAGGCCGAGACTGACTATGCCTCCAAGCGTCAAGCGCTGCTCAACAAACTTTCGGCGATGGATGATAGACACCTCGCCGACGAGCAGAAGAACGCCAATGCCTTGCGCGCGCTCAACCAGGGCTATGGAGACGAAGAGCAGCAACTCCAGAAACTTATTGCGGACAAGGAAAAATTAGGAGCCGACGCAACGCGCGAAATCGTTCAGCTTACCGCCCTAAAAGAGAAAACACAGCAGCTTTCCGACGCCAGTTCGCGGTGGGGCGATGTTCTTACCCGGAACGTTGCAGCGGCGCATACAATGTTCACCCAGCTTGAGCAAGGGATCGCGACGGACATTATCCATTGGAAGGGATTCGCCCAAACACTGAAGGACGTATTCTCGCAGCTCGGCGTGTCGATTCTTTCTAGTCTGTTCAAGGGGCTCCTGCTCCCCCTGGAGGATGCGTTTGCGAAATTGGTCGGCAGCATCACAGCGAGCCTTCTGGGTACAATTGCTCCTCAGCTCGCGGCGGCTTTGGCTTCGAAAGCTATCGCCTCCGCCCTGGATGCCGATGAAATTTCCGGTAATGCTGCCGTCGCGGGGTCTGCTGTGGCAGCTTGGACTGCCGCCATTCCCTTTGTAGGTCCCGAATTTGCCGTCGAGGCCGGTTTGGCGATGGCTGGAGCGATCGAGTCAACATTTCTCCCAGCGGCGGCATTCGCTACCGGCGGATGGGTGCCTCAAGACATGCTGGCGATGGTTCACGAGGGAGAATACGTTGTACCGGCGGCTCAAGCGGCGCAAGTCGGCGGCGGTCGCTCCGGGCCAGCGTTCGTGCTCAACAATCCGATCTTTAATGGCGTGACTCCCCAGCTTGTAGATGATGTGATGAACAGGATGGTTCAGGCAGCGCGCCGGACGGGAGCAAAGATCTAGCGTGTGCTGCAATTCACGTCGCCCCAGTATCCGGTCGGCATGACCTTCATGACGCAGGTGTAGTGGGTTCTCAATAGTGCCCCGAACCGATTTTGCGAGTCCACCTGGCCGGTAACGCTCCACGTGGATTTGTCACGCTCTTCAGTGATGGCGGGGGCGAACCGTGCTGATCCCGGCGACACTAGCCGCGAACTAATCTCTTCTTGGGCTCTAACCTCCGCGTGGAGCGCATCTATCGCGGGCGGCTCGATTTTCGTGTAGGTGCCAGCAGGGTCCGGCAGGGGATGCGTCAGTATAAACAGCGCGCCCAGCAGCCCAGCCGAAATCAGTAGCACTTTCATGTTGATAGCTCCTATCGCCGGACTATTGCGCTAACTGCATTGTAGCGCGAAGCCGCCGCGCAATGTCCTGCCTGGACCCGTAGCGGCTGACGCGGCCAATCCCTCAGAAAAGCATTTTCTTGTAATGCCCTCCTATCCATTAGATTCAGCCTCTTTACTCCATGTGTTCTTAGGCTTCGTGAACACCGATGGAAACTTAGTAGGCAATGCTTTAACCATCAACATCGCAACAGGCTTCAACTTCATTCCTGAAGACGACAACTGCATCGTCATGGTCATGGGAGCGGGTGTAGGCGGCACGCCCCTCTGGACGACCGTATCCGCCTTCGGCTCGGCCATCAATGTAACGCTGGCGGCCTCGGCTACCCAGAACGTCATCGGCGCGCAGATCGTGATCTACCGCGAGATTGCGGAAACAGATCCGGCAGCGCCCTACGTGCTGCAAGGCACGCTGCAATTCAATTCCGCCCTGACGACTCCCCCCACTCTCAACTTCAGCATCTTCTCCCCCGATGGCTCCTTCATCCCGAAAGTAGGCCAGCCGGTCTTACTGACCCATGAAACCTGGGGCGATCTGTTCGGCGGCTTCATCGACCAGACCCAGGCCAGCAACTATCCGACGCAACTCCCCACCGCGACCCAGTGCCAGTGCGTGTCGTGGAACATGGTGCTGGCAAGGCGGCTGCTGAGACTCGCGGTTCCGGCCGGTCCCACCGGCAACGATACCTTCCACGGCGGCTTCAGCTATTTTCTATTTCCGCTTTCCAATGTCCCCTCGCTGATTACCTCGATCACACTCAACGGGGTTGCGCAGACGATCAGCCTCTCGAATAATCCGGACCTGTTCAATAACTCCTATGGCGGAGGAGAAGGGGCGCAGTTCTACTACCGGACAGGCTCGAATCTGGTGCGCCAGGATCCCTCGGGCGTCGTCTTGGGCGCATCGGATGAGCTGATCGTCACCTACGACATCACCGCGCAATCGGCGGGAGTCAACTACTACAACATGCCCGCGGGTCAGATGGTGATCTCGCTGCTCGGTCTGATCGCCAACGAAGGCTTCACCCCGAACGTGGTC